ATTCATTTCCTGTGAACCCGTCGATTCCATCAATTCGTGTAAGCTTGTGATAGAAAGGACAATGAGCCCAGTCTTTTAACTCAGAATAGGAGATGTGTTTCATATATATTCCAATATTAAGCTATATTATAACCATTTGAAATCAAATGTCAAGTTCTTCTTCACTTAAAACTAAATTTATTTTTTCATAAACTGCAGGACTAATCTTTTTTAAAAATGAGTGATTAGGATTCATAAAGTAATCATCAAATGCGGTTGCAAAGTATTCTCTTAGAGAAGTAGCACCATATGATGTAATAAAAATGCCAGCAGCATAGCCATCCAGTTTGCCATAACCAATTTTTTGATACAGCATTTCATCAAATTCTTGGTCGTATTCTGTGTCAAGAAAAACAGATATTGGCATTTTGTAGCCTTCTTTCCATAAAATATCGTGAAGGTACCGTCTTTTTCTAATAAATTCTTGTTTTATTTTATCATCGCCGTAAATTTCATAGCCATATGTTGCTTCGACTGCATGTGCTGTTTCGTGAATCAAAGTTTCAAATAATTCTTTCTCATCGTCAAAAAGATTAGATACAAAAATTGTTCCACCATCATAGTATGCTTGTAAACCTCGCTCATCAAATTCAGCAAACCAACCAAATATAATCATTTCTACTTCAGATAGTATATGGATCGGTACTCTTTCCTCTAACATATTTAGAGCCCGACTAACAACGGTTTGATTTACAGGTTCTTTTACATAAACATGAATCCCAGACGGGGTGTAGAAATTTGTCTGCGATTCACGAAGTTTTTGTTGTCTTTGTTGTATGTAAGTTTTCATCTTCTAATTCAGTAAAACCATTTATTGCATCATTTAGGCCGAGTTGATATCCCCTAAGAAAATTTTCTTCTGCCATAGCATACATAAAATCTGGAAATTCAGTTGCTAAAATTTCTGCAACCATATTCACAGTTACATTTTCTTGATCAAATTTTGTACCCACATAATCAACTAAATAACTTTTTAGTTCTGAATCTTTTTCAACCGTCATGGCCAACACAGGGTTTAAGTGGGCTTGTTCTTCTGTAATGGCGGTTGTTTGTTGTTTTTTGTTGCTCATAGTTATAACTCCTATAAAACTATTATAACATGTAAAATGTTATAATAGTTTTAAAACTATTATAACATGTAAAATGTTATTTTACAATACTTTTGAAGCTAGTGTAGCGAGTTCTGATCGCTCACCTTTTCTAAATGTAACATGACCAGCTATTGGATACTCTTTAAACTTTTCAATGGCATGAGCTAGTCCATTAGATGTTTCATTAACATAAACATTATCAATTTGTTCAATATCACCAGTAAGTATAATTTTGGTGCCCTCTCCAATGCGAGTGATAATTGTTTTAACTTCATGTTTAGTTAGGTTTTGTGCCTCATCAATAACAATAAATGCATTAGCAATCGATCGGCCTCTTATATATGTTAAAGCTTCTAATTCAATCTTGCCTTTTTCCATATACATTTCAAGTGATGTTCTATCACCCATCAAAAATTTAAGATTATCTTGAATTGGCATTAACCATGGTAGCATCTTTTCTTCCATAGTGCCCGGCAAGAAACCAATATCTTTACCTAATGGTTGAACCGGTCGAGATACTATCATTCGGTCATAATGGTTGTTCTCACCTCGCAAGCCTATAGTTTGCTGTAACCCTGCAGCGATTGCCATTAAAGTCTTTCCTGAGCCAGCACGGCCAATTAAAGACACAATTTTAATATCAGGGTTCAAAAGTAGATCAATGGCAAATGCTTGCTCTTTGTTTCTGGCATTAATGTTCCAATCATGAATGTCTTTATTGATAACTTGCTGCAGGGGCTCAAAAGAATTCTTATATCTTGCGAGAGCAGACTTTTTCTCATTTGCATTGGAAACTAACATGACATATTGATTAGGGTACCAAGGTTCTTTAAAGTCATCCTCTTCGATAAAAACATCTTCTCCAGCATAATACTGATCAACTATCTGATCATCAACAGAATGTATTACAAACCCGTTGTATAACTCCTCGGATGTTCTAACAGCTTTTTCGGAAATAAAATCCTCAGCCGGGATTCCAATAGAGTCGCATATCACTCTCATATTGATGTCGCGACTTACCATTATTGTTTTTCTATCTGGCAAAGTTGCTTGAATGGTTTTAGCGGTAGCGATTATAGTGTGATCTGGTAATCTCATGTCCAAATCTGGTGGAAAAATTATATTGTTTAGATTTGAATAAGATATTACTTTTATAATACCCATCCCTTTTTCAATTCTTACACCGTTTTCAAGTGAACCTTTGGCTCTGAGTTCATCAAGAGTACGAATAAATTGTCTTGCATTAGAGCCAACTGAGTCTTGTCTTTTCTTGTGGTTATCGACCTCTTCTAAAACTTTAAGAGGGATAAAAATATCATGATTATCAAACTTGTATATAGCATCTGCATCTGTTAGATAAACACTAGTATCTAACACATAATTTTTCTTTCTCGACATACCTGCCTTCTATACATTATATAGTATCAGCATTTGAAAGTATGTTTAATAATATTACAAGTGGTGCCTGCAGAGGGACTTGAACCCACAACCTACGGTTTACAAAACCGTTGCTCTACCAATTGAGCTATGCAGGCTTATTTTATTTTTGTTCTTGAATTGTGTGTTCCACTTCGTCAATTTTATTAATTGTTCTTTCAATGTTATCAGGTAATAACAAAACTCTAAAACAGAAAAAAGCTGCTAAAAACATTGACATGGCTAATATTAATAATTCTGCAACAGTTTCCACATAGTAATTATGCGATTACAAAAAAAACTGGGGCGGTTGGACTTGAACCAACAACGGCCGGGGTAACAGCCCGGTGTACCTTCCAGTGGCACTTCACCCCAATATAAAACCCGGTTTTTTGCCTAGGACTTAGGAAACCGGAAACCTCTGCCTACGTAGGATCGGCAGCCACCTTCTGCTAATAAGTGAGCAGAACAGCACTAACTGCAACAACATTCGCAATCGCAAGATGTTGAACATTCACATTTATCACAACAGTTCATAACCGGGCCCTCCTTAATTATATAGGCTGGGCTTTCTAAACAGTTAATCATTATGCATCAAATGTGAGTGTACCGTTATCAGTTTGAACCGATACGGTCCAACCACTTACGAATGGATTGACTTCCGCAAAATTAGAAAATGGAACTTCCACTTGAGCAGTTAAGGTTGTAAATCCTCGTTTGTGATCATACTTTTCTGTAGAATACTCAATTAAATCAACATCATAAAAGTTTTCTGATAATGTTTCTGCAAGATAATCTTCAAAGGCATTCGTACCTCTTTCATAATCATCAAGAAAGTCATTTTCTCTTAGATGTTCAATAATGTTTCCACTCCATCTATTTCTAGCATCAAGTTCTGTGTTAGAAATTAAAGATGCGAAATCTTCAATTACGGTAGTTTCATTGATCGCATCTTCTACTTCTGTCTCATTATGTACGAATACATCAGTCCCTTCTTCACGGATAAGTGTAATGATTGAGTCATCTGATAAATTAAGTGATTGTAGTCTTTTTAAAACAGACATGTTTTCTCCTATGTTTAATGGCTGCCCCTCGCGGGCTTGAACCGCGGACCCAGCGATTAACAGTCGCTTGCTCTACCAACTGAGCTAAGGGGCAATATAAACTATAATAACATGCTATAATTTGATTGTCAAATTTTAACCCAAACAATTGAGTAACTGTTTAAATTTTTATTTACAAAACTATCGTTTAATTCTAAAGGCACTAAACAACTGCTTTTCACTTTCACTGCTTTTAAATTTCTTGATGAACCGCCAAGGTAATTCATTGGTTCGCATTCACATAAATCATTTAATACAGCTTTGATGTCAGTTGGGTAATAAAAATTACCATGACCAATTTCAGATAAATAACAAATCATACTTTTATTTCTCATTAGATTCCCAGAGATAGTTTTTCCACAATTCTGATACTTGATTTTTACCTACAGAACGAAGAATATTATATTTTGGTTTTACGGGTTTACAAATTAATTTCATATTAGCTTGCTCAGGTGTCCTATTTCCTTTTTTTTGATTGCATTTCTTACATGCAGTAACCAAATTATCCCAAGTGTTTTTACCGCCCTTGCTTTTTGGTACAATATGGTCAAGAGTGAGTTTATCGCTTGGTAATTCAATGCTACAATATTGACATTGATTATTATCTCTTAAAATAATTTCTCGACGGTGTGCAGAGACAATTTTAAAATGAAATTTAACAAATCTTTTTAAAACAATAACGGCAGGCAGCTTAAAACTATCGCTGACGGAACTTATTTCTTTTTTGTAATTTTCAATTGCTTGTGCTTTACCAATTAGACACAATACTAGTGCATCCACCGCATCAACTATTTCAATTGGCCTGTAAGAGATGTCGAGTTTAAGGGTTTTAATATTGGTATTTACTGAAGAATGTCCCATATTTTAACTAGTATATTATATTCTTAGTCAAATTTGTTAACGACCGGAGGGTTTATTTCCCATATTGTTTTTAAGCTCATGGTCAGAATTTCTGTGTTTTCTGAACCTGTCAACAAGATCACTTGATGCATCGGCTTTGTAATCACCTCCAATGCCCCACAACATTTCTATTCCCATTTCTTCACAAACTTGCTGTTCAGGAGTGTTGTGCCTTCCTCTGTCGCCGCCGTTGGCAAAGTAGGTTGGCTTAAGTCGTCTAATAGCTTCACAGACCGTACCATCAGAATCGTCTACTGAATCAACTAATATGACTCCCTTCAAAGCATTAAGAATTTCTGCTCGGCGGTCCCACTCCATAAAGACAAAGCCTTTTTTTCTATGCAACCAATTATCAGTATTTGCAATAACGATTACATCTCCATATTTAGATGCTTCTAGAATCATACGAATGTGACCTACATGGACTGGATCGAACCCACCAGAAACCATAACTGTTGATTTACTGTCGTCAGACATTTCTACTCCTTAAGTGTTAGATATTTTTCTTTAACTTTTTTAATTTCACCAGAATCAATTATACAAATTTTATAATCATAAAATTGATATCTATTATTTTTGGTGTCGTATATTTCAAGTATAACAGATTTTTTTGAAATGTTTTTTAAAATTTCTGATTTTATTGTGTCGTCATCTTTAAATGGTTCATAATACACAATGTCATCAATTCTATATTTTTTCACATTGATACCCCGATAATTTCTGATCATAATGAGTTAACAGATAGATAGGAATCACTTCATATTTTTTACTTTTAAACCAATAAATTTTAGCTAGTGTTTGAGAATATGATTTCCATGGGTCGCTTTTGGAATCATATATTTTTATTACTATTCCAACTTGTGCTTTTCTTGGTGCATTAAAATAGGCGATATAGTTGACTTCTCTTACTATATCGCCGACTTCAATTCTATTAAGATCTTCCATACACCATATTATATATGGTGCTCATTTTATTTCATTTCTTAACAATTCAAAATTTCTTTTTTCAATCACCACTCTTTCTACTTCTTCAGTTTCAAGATCGTATACTTCTTTTATATCCCATAATGATTTTTCCATCTTGTCATTTATGAAATGATTTTCAATTTTTTCCTTTTGAATGGTTTTTTTCTTGAATAGATTAAACATAACACTCCTTGTGTGACTATAAGTAGTTATGTTTTAAAATGGTGGAGATGCCGGGAATCGAACCCGGGTCCAGAACACATCCAACTGTAGTCATTCACAAGCTTATTCAGTTTCTTTACCAAACTGACAAAGATAAATGGCTATAAAACAATGCTTACCATCTTGTTGCATTGAGTTTTTTGATTTTTACAACTTGTCTGTTGTCTTGATTAGATTGGATAGAAGGCTCTAACCAGCCTCCCGATTAAGCAGCTAAACGAGCGGCTTCGTCGAAGTGTAAGTTGTTGTTTGCAACTAAATTATTTGAACTGTTAAGGTCGTATCTAACCTGCTTGCACTATTCCTCTTTGTTGCCCTGTCGAAGCCTAATCATCCCCTTGTATTTTTTATAATTACACCTAACGGTATATAATTTGCACCGTCAAGCCAAATTCTTATTTCTTTATTAACTTTCTTTTTTTCGCAAAAAGTATAACCAATGCTTTTTTTAGCTGCTTTAAGAGCAGCATTTTCAGATGTGTGTTTGCTTAGAAGCTCACCTTGAATATAATCTCCATTATATTTATATACTTTCCACATTATCTCAACCTTTCAATAATAGTTCTAACATATGTTTCACTAAAACCAGTGTGGCCGTCGGCTATTATGCCATCGCGACCGATATACATGTAAGTTGGGAATCCTTCAATAACATATCCTTCTATACCAGTTCCAGTTGGATCAAATATCAAATCTCTACTAGCATACAAAACAGGTGCCGTAGTAATATTATGACTGTCAACCCAGTCATTAATTTCGTCTTCTGTAGGTTCAACACCAAATGTATAACCATCAATTAAGAGTGTAGCAAAAATAACATCGTCTTCGTAATCATCTTGTATAGGCTGAACAAACATAGCAGAATTTTGACAGGGAGGACACCAGCTGGCTGAAAAATCTAAAACTACTACCTTACCCTTGTGCTGATAAAGTTGCCAAGGAATTTTATCTTGATCATAGAGCACTATATTGCATGCATAATCGCCGGGACTAGACTGACTGCAGTCAGGGCTGGATATTACTCCAAACTCTGTGGGAATTGGCAGTGGCTCAGGTGTTTGTGTATCTGTGTTTTCTGTTGTTTCTAATTTGCTTGGGCCGCAAGCAATCGCTGTAACTAATGGTAATAATTTAAACATTTTCTTTATCCTCGAAGTATTCTCTAGTGTTAAAATTTTTAAGATGCCGCATATATTCGACATATGTTAGCCCCAAAAATCTGGCAGCATCCTTTTTTGATTTTGCAACTGAGAGAGAAAACTTTAGTATTCCATCTCTGACAATGTAAGGTGTTCTTCGCCATATGTCAAGGCCATATAATCTATTATTAACATGCTGTGATGATAATTCTAATTTAATAGCTATCAGTTCTTCTAATTTTAAACTGTTAATGCAGGTTAATAGCTGATCATTAATTTTATTATGATCTTTTAATTTAGTGATAGTTGATATACCTGATAGTGTATTTAATTTCATAAATTATATATGTGATAGTCACAGTGCTAGCAAGTGATTGTCACAAACAAAGTGTAACCCTAATATTAAAATTTGTCAAGTATTTTATTTAAAAAATTATATATCAAGTTCAAGATCATCAGTTTCAGGTGCCTCACCGGGCTCTTGGGTCTGTACATCTTTATCTTTTTGAGCCATATCATAAGCTTGATTTGTTGGCTCCGGCACTTCAGGCGACAATTCTTCTTCAAATTTATTAAAATACATTTTAAGGTTTGCAATTAAGTAATCGTAAAATAGTTCTTGATCTTCAGCATCCGAAAGCAGTTCATATGAATCGATTACATTTGTTTCAATTTTTTTGTATGACTCATATGCCATATTTCGACCAGTTTCATCACCATCAATATTTTTACCAAATTCATCTCTAGGATCTGTATCGTCTTCAGAATCTGCAGCTATCTCGGCGGGGCTTCTAATATCGATAAACTTATCGTTATCCATTTCTCCGCCAACTTTGATATCTACAACTTCTTCAAGATCACCATCTTCTTCATCGCCAGCTTCATTATTCATTATTGCCGGTGTTAATGAGTTCTCAACAGCATTTACAATATGTGCTCGGTATGAATCTCTTTGGTTCTTATTAGTCGTTAAAGACTTATAATCTTCTTCTAAAATTGGTACAATTTTCTTAAGCAATTGTTCTAATACATTAATGCCGGTAGATTTATTAGGGGTCGGATCAACATCTGGAGTGCCCTCTTTAATTTGAGCTTCTTCCAGTGTCATAAAGCTACGAATTATCTCCCGTAATTTTTGCTCTTGTTCATTTACAATATTTTGACGTTTATGCTTGACAGCACGAATCGCAAGTCTTATACTTTCTCTGAGAGTTTTCTCTTCATTTGGGTTCATTGGGTAATGCCTCTTTTCATAATTAGTTCGATAACTTCATCAATCAAACTTAAATCCATATATTCATTTGTTTTCTTTTTCTTTTTGGGTCGTTTAGCCGACCCATATCCCAAAGGGGCTGAGTATCCTGCTACTGCCCCTCCAGACATAGATGACATCTCACCCATATTTGACAGTCCAAGTATATTTAATACAGCATCTACATTTTCATCACCGACAAATTCAGCTATCTCTGATTTATTTTCTGGATTTCCAAGTGCACTACGAAAATCTGTTGCACTAAATGGTGTTCCATCTGGTCGTTCTGTTGGCACAACTGCTGATTGTTCTGGTGGTATTAAGTTTACACCGTCTTTAACATATTTTTCAGCACCTGTCCATCGCTTCCAGTCGTCATCTTTAGTGCTAGCACCTAATATAACAGTGTCACCAATATTAACAGGACCCTCCTCACCAACATATTCGTATGCAGCATTAATTGGTGAAGCATGGTTTTTTGAAACACTTACTTCTACATTCGGCAAATCAGAAACAAATGTATTCCATATTTTGAGAGAGTCCTGTGCGGTAACTTCTCGTCCATTTGGTAAAGTTCTAGCCTGCTTTGTGGGCTTTGATATTATGACAATAACTTCATCAGCCATGCCGGCATATTTTTGCACCATATCCAAATGTCCAAGATGTGGCGGTTTAAAAGCACCGGGAACAACAGCCACTGTCTTTGCATAATCTGTATCTACTACTGGATCATCGTCTTCATTATCGATATCAAATTCGTCTTCTTCTTGTTCGTTGACCTCGCCAGTAAATTTGCCACCTTTATCAACAGCGAAGTTGGCTCTACTAAATTCTAGACGATCAACAAACTTGATTCCGTTACCTTTGTGATCGACTGCTACATAACCTTCTGGATTACTAGCAACTAAGTCACCTGACCCGTTATCAACGAAGTGTTTAGTGTTATAAACAGCATTGTTATATTTTTGGATGAAAATGTTTTTGGCTTCAAATAGCAAGCGACTAACCTTAAAAATGTTGACTATATCGTTTTTCTTGTCGGCAAAAGATTGTAACATTTGTTGGGCATTTTGACTCGCTGACTCCTTGCCTCTATCGCTTTTAAGTTTATCTATCTTTTTTTGAACTCTTTGTGAATACCAATTGTTGAATCCCTCAAACGACTTTTCCGGGTCATCAAGAAAGCTGCCAGCTTTGATCTCACTATTAATATAAATATTTAATAAAGAGAATGGTAAATTATCATAATCTATCTGTCCATTAACAGTATCTGCTTGTTTAACCAAGCTAATAATTTGTGCTTCTTCATCATCTGTTAATGTTACAACACCAGTATCATCGGTGAAGAAGGCATCGTCAAACCAAACCCCGGGTGCCCTACGAAGCGATGATACATCTGCTCCAAAACTAGCACCACTGTCCAAGCTTTCATATGTTGTGTGAAAAACAATACCAAACTTAGCTTGTTCTATTTCTTGACCGAGTTTTGAATCAACAGGCACTGCATACACAATTGTGTTTGGCTTAAATTTATAGTGAGGTACACCATCAATTTCAGCCCTTCTGATCATTTCATCATCGAACATGAAATCACCCTGCAGAATGTTTTTAATGTTTAATGCCGGCAAATATTCCAAAGCTTTGGTAAGTTTGTCAACAAGCCCGGGTGCATGACCATGGTTTTTTACTATATCATCTTTCGTATAATTAATCTTTGGTATTTTATTAAAGATAGATTTAGTACCAACAAAGAACTTGCCATTCTCTGGATTAATTCCAGCAAATATAGCAGGTGCACCGTCCCATTTGACGGATGTTTGAATCTTAGTGCTGGTGTTGCCCTTCAAAGACTTTAAAAGCTCTAAAAGGAAGCCTCTGGCCATTTTATAGCCATCCGCTCCCTGTGTTAGAACCAATTCTTCAAGATGAGTAAGGTGAGTATTAGCTTTCGCCATTTTTTTAATCTCCAGTAGACTCTTCTAAAATTGTTAATTTTTCCTCAAGAACACCAATGCGATTATCCAATTTACGGGCAAATCTCCTAACTTCTCTAAGATGTTGTTTTGCTAGCTGCAACCTTCTTTTTTCTGTTACAGTTCTAGGTTTAAGATTGGAAATTATTTCTTGGAGACCTTGAATATATGTATAGATGTTTTTTTCATCAACACTCTCGGTTAAGAAATCTCTCCATGCTTTGTCTAATGACATTGGTTGTTCCTCTTGTGAATATAATAGTAATAATTTTTTGATAAATTTGTTGCGACTTTTTTTAAGCTCAACTTTTGTATTTACCTAACATTTGATTAGCCTCGTAAATGCTTGCGAAGAACCGCAGCAATTGCTTCGGTCAATTCATTAGCAGTATCAGACTCTTCAACCGTGTCATCGTCTTCACCGTGATCTGCCTCATCCACTTTGTCTTTATCTTTTCTTCTATCGTCATCTTCGCGACGATCTCTAGCTGCATCTTTGCGAGCCTTCATTCTATCTCTGTGTGCACCATGACCACCAGTTGCTCTAGCCAATTCTTCTACTGATTCATCGGCGGATTCTTCAACAGTTTCCTCAGTGCTTTCTTCAACAGCTTCTTCGGTAACTTCTTCTTCACCCTCTGCTTGTAATTCACCTTGTCCATTGAATTCCTCAAATTCCTGTAATGTATTAAATTTAAAGCCCCAAGCTTCCGCTAAAAGGCTACGAATCTCTTCGTTTTTCCAATCTTTTGTAGACATCTTATTATCTCCTTTTTGTAGATGTTCGTAATAAATAGTGTTTTCTTTCTTTAACATATCTTCAAAATCCCTTAAACACATACTTCCATCGCGATTTGCCTCTTGTTCCATTTGTCTTAAGTGAGGATCTTTCTGAGCATAACCGGGGCCCATATCATCTGAATCGCTGAATTTGCCATCACAATTTTGTTTATGATGAACTAGCTCATGACCAAGTGACCTAAGAATATCTTTTGGATGCCGGCCTGATATGTAAAGTGTCACAGACATGTTGTTAGGGTCGTAGAATGCAGTCTTACCAAGCGGATTTTTTGCATTCTGACCGTCTCTTCTTAAAAATAATCTAGGGGGATTTTCAAAACCAATCTGTTTTTGAGCAAAAGGCATAAACTGCTTTATTAGACTTTTAAGTGTATCATCCATAATATAACCGGTTTAGATTAATTAGTTGTCAAGATTATGTAATCACTCGTTTTAAATATATTGTAAATAATTCTAATAATTTATTATCTTTTTCGTTTAAAGGCTTAATAGTGGATATTGAAATCAATCGATCAGCTACAACTTTATTTTCCATTGAGACAAGTATGCCATAGCTGGACACCCACTCCTCTAAATCGATGTCCCATTTAGACCATTCAACAATGTCACCAATCTCAAATTCTTCTGCTATTCCAGAACCAAAAGGCCCTTTATTATCCATCGTAATAAACCATCCAAGAACAAATACCTTTCTGTAAATATGATTGGCACTTACTTAATGCTTTATTATAATCCTTAATTGGCGAGCTTATTTTAATTGAACCTTCTTCAATCCATTTGACTAACACTAAATCAGTGGTTCTAGAACTTTGACCATCAAAACGATAGTATTTTCTTTTGTGTTTAGTGCTGCCCACACCTTAATTAGATTAAAATTATATAAGTGTCTCTGAGTTACTAAAATTTGAGCAATATATCAGTGACAATATTGTGACAGCCGTAAATTCAAACCCGATGAGAGATAATGATAACCATGAACCACCTAAAAATAAAAGTGTTTTCCAAAATTTATTAAATGTAAATAACATTAATTAAAATCCATTTTGTATACTTTGTCAGTATCAATTTCCACTATTTTACCACATGTTGTATATATTAATAGTTTTTTTCCTTCATCTAATTCACCTAATACATATACATTTTGATTTTTATAAATTTTAACAAATGATCGACTTGATGGCTGAAAACAAAACATATAACCATCTCCATTTATGCCATATTCAGGCACTAAATCTACTTCTTCATCAACTTCACCAGAGAGTTGTTTTATAATTTGTCTAATTAATTTTTTTTGGTATTCAATATCTGCCATACTAAAACATCTTTGACCACGCCATAGCAAGACCCATCATTGTTTGAACAGCCATGAAAATTGCAATTGATTTTGTTTTAAAAGTTTTAAGCTCTTCAATTTCTTTTAGTGCAGTTTTTAACTGTGGAGGTGAGGCGATATCATCCATTTTGTCTTTCCATATTTTCAAATCATGCACTCGATCCTCCTTAGCTTTAAGCTCGGTTAATTGTTCTTTTACATCCTGTAGCTCACCTCGTAAAGCCTCAATGCCATTCGCCATTGTTTCAAGCTGTTGCAAGACTAATTTAGAATATGTGTCCCATCCATTTTGACTCATTCATATTTCTCCGCTAAACCCTCACTTAAAAGTAGGTTATTAATATGCACTTCTCCATAGTCACCTATAAGTAGTTCTCCCAAACACCTTCCGTATTTACCAACACCTTTAGAAATTAATATAAATTTGTTGTCTACACTATCTAGAAGCTCTTCTAATCTCTTCTTGCTGGCTAGACCCTGCTCCTTCTCCCAAATGTCTCTAGTACGGACTTCTGGGGTGTTAATACCATATAATCTTATTCTTTTCTTAATCCAGACATCAAAGCCCAAATCAATAAGTGCATCGACAGTATCACCATCGATAACTCGAATCAACTTACAAGAGTATTCATACATACAATTAATTATTGTATGATGTCATTTTTACTGACTAAATTTTCATCGATATCTTTAGCATATTTAACTTTTCTTGCTTTGATTTTAATATCTGGATACTTTGATTGTAACGATTGAACGGCTTCTACATTTTTTCCTGAATCATCAAAAAATAAAACATCAGTTGCACCTCGTTCAATTCTATTTGCAATCCAACTTGCTTTATCCTCTGGATTTGAACTTGCCAATAATTCAAAAGTAATTTTAGATGTATCAAGACCCAAGCTTTCAAGATAATCTTGTATAGCAGCCTCAGATTCCGGCCCGCGGGCCGTAAGAACAGCGATCTCTCGCCCCTCAGTTCCAGCATTTAAAGCATTTCGTATAATATTTGTAATTTGCTTTATTTCTCTTGGATTTATAACCTTCTCAAATTCAGAAAAATCATAATCATAATTTGGATTAGTC